TGCTTACATTAGCAGGACTTAATCCTCAAGTTGCAGAAGCAGAAGAATCTGAAGAAGAAGTTGTAGAAGAAGACAATTAATTCACACAAATATAATAAAAGAATGGGCTCATTGGGCCCATTTTTTTTACGATAAATACTAGTATGGTCAGTTCCACACGCGGCACAGTTGACACACAGTTAATCAAGAAACCTCATAGAGCAGAGAAGTTTTCAAAAAAACAGTTAACAGAATTACAAGATTGTTATGATGATCCTGCATATTTCTTACATACATACTGTCTTATACAACATCCTATTTTAGGACGTATAAAATTCAATTTATACGATTATCAAAGAGATTTAATAAACGTATATCATGATAATAGATATTCCATTGCTATGCTTGCTAGACAAACTGGAAAATCTACTTGTGCGGCAGGATATCTATTATGGTATGCTATGTTTAAAGCGGATAGTACTATTCTTATTGCAGCTCATAAGTATTCGGGCGCACAGGAAATAATGTCAAGGGTTCGCTTTGCATATGAAAGTTTACCAAATTTTATTAGGGCAGGCGTAACTGCATATAATAGAAATTCTATAGAATTTGATAATGGGTCTAGAATTATATCTCAAGCAACAACTGAAACTACTGGTCGAGGTTTATCTTTAACATTAATATACTTAGACGAGTTTGCATTTGTACCCCCACGTATTGCATCTGAATTTTGGACAGCATTATCTCCTACATTATCAACAGGTGGTAAATGTCTTATTACATCTACGCCAAATCAAGATGATGATCAATTTGCACGAATTTGGAGAGAAGCAATAAACACAGTAGATTCATATGGAAATGAACAAAAAACTGGTAGAAATGGATTTGCTTCTATATTAGTAAAATGGCCAGAGCATCCAGATAGAGATGAAGAATGGGCATCATTGGAAAAAGCAAAAATAGGAGAAGATAGATTTAGACGAGAGCACGAGTGTGAATTTATTACCAACGACGAAACTCTTATTAATAATCTTAAATTACCGCTTTTAGAAAGTCATACTGTTTTACGTAAAACAGGGCAAATCAGATGGTTTTCTCCAATAGTAAAAGATAAAGTATATTGTTTGGGTTTAGATCCTAGTTTAGGTACAGGCGGTGATAATGCTGCCATTCAAGTATATGAATTGCCCGGATGTAAACAAGTAGCAGAATGGATGCATAATAAAACACCTGTACAAGGACAAATACGAATTCTACGTGAAATATGTAATGTAATACAAGAAGAAAGTGAAAACACAGCAGAAATATATTGGAGTGTAGAAAATAATACATTGGGAGAAGCTGCATTAGTTGTAATTCGTGAAATGGGCGAAGAAAATATACCCGGCACATTTCTTAGTGAACCTAAAAGAGCAGGTAGTGTTCGTAGATATAGACAAGGATTTACAACAACAAATAAAAGCAAATTAACTGCATGTGCTAAATTTAAAAGTTGGGTTGAAAATGACAAAATGATATTGTGTAGTCCAAATCTCATCCGTGAAATAAAAACATTCGTAGCACGGGGAGCATCTTATGCCGCCAAAGATGGTAATACAGATGATCTTGTTATGGCAACATTATTAGTTGTACGTATGGCAATAACAATAGGACAGTTTGATGGTACTATATTTGATACATTACAAGATACATTTGACGATGGAGCCGGCGATATAAAACCTATGCCAATAGGTATAATATAATAAATACATATAATGACTAGGAAGGTTACATGGCTATAGATTACGAAGGATTTTCTTCAGAAATATTTAATATTCTTAAAGGAACAGGATCAAGTGTTGTTTTATTTACAGAAGACGGGCAACGTACAGTAGATCCTACTGAAGCACGGCGTTTTTATGACCGCAATACACACATGATGGTTAATATAGACGATGACGAGTTAAAAATTCATTTAAGTGAACATGAAGAAGTTAAAGAAGACGTAATAGATATGCTACGAAACCAAGCTAAAAAATATATGTTTGAGTTTACAATTAAAACATATGGAAAGCAGTTACAACCAAAGGATTTTGCACACATGGCTATGAATACAGCGGTAACAGAAGCATTAGAAAAACCATACGGAAGTATGAAAAGCAGTTACCAAAAAATTAATGATGCTAAACTAATAATTCGTCATTCAAAACAAGTAGACGAGGAAAAAGTAGGCGCTAGATCTCGCAACATAAAAGGTTTATATATTGAAAATGCTGAGGGCGAAAGATTTAAGTTTCCTTATATACATTTATCAGGTGCACGAGCAATGGCTCGTCATATAAATGAAGGCGGCACTCCTTATGATGTTGTCGGCGAACATATTATAGAAACTGTAAAGAACTTAAAAAAGTTACAAGAATTTACCAAATATGTAAGACGCAATTCTTTAGTCAATGAGCAAACATCTGATGTTATTAATAGAGTTAACACATATAAAACTGATGCTAAAACAGAATTAACCAGACTAGCCGGAGTAAGATCATATCAATCTATGGTTGAGCAAATAGAAGCACAAGAAGCAATTAATGATCCAGTTAATGAGTTAGTAAATCAATTAAAAGAGAAATTTACAGTAAAATATTTTGATCAACAATTTGAAGATATACTACCTTTTATTGCAAATCTTCCTCTTCAAGAAGACGAAATAGTAGAAGAAGAAGATCATATGATAGAACATTGGGAAGAAATTGTTTCTGAAATGTTAGAAGATAAATTCTCTAAATTCGACAAATAAAAATATTCCCAAAATTTCACCAAAAACCACTTGACAGATAAATAATAAAGTGTATACTTAATACTGTATATGAAAGTATATACACACTTAGGCACATTTTAAGGCTAACATTAAAGGAGAAATATTATGGCTACATTGGCTGAAATTAGGGCAAAACTATTAGAACAAGAAACCCGCCGCGGTCCCGGTACAAATACTGGAGACAACGCAATATATACATTCTGGAATATTCCAGAAAACACAACTGCAACATTACGATTCCTACCAGATGGTGACACAGAGAACACCTTTTTCTGGCGGGAACGTCAAATGATTCGTTTAGCATTTCCGGGAGTTAAAGGTCACGACGAAAGTCGTTCGGTGACTGTTCAAGTTCCTTGTATAGAAATGTGGGGAGATGCTTGTCCAGTACATGCAGAAATTCGTCCATGGTTTAAAGATACATCCATGGAAGATATTGCTAGAAAGTATTGGAAAAAGCGATCTTACTTATTTCAAGGATTTGTTATTGAAAATCCTCTTGCTGAAGACGAAACACCAGAAAATCCAATTCGTAGGTTTGTAATCAATCCAAGTATCTATAAAATTATAGCGGCCGCATTGATGGATCCGGATTTTGTAGAAATACCAACAGATTACGAACAAGGTACAGACTTCAAGTTGACCAAAACTCAACAAGGTCAGTATGCTGATTATTCTACATCTAATTGGGCACGTCGTGATCGTAGTTTAAATGAAGAAGAACGACAAGCAATAGAATCAAATGGATTATTTAATCTAAATGATTTTATGCCACGACGTCCAAGTGAAGATGACGTTAAAGTTATTTTCGAAATGTTTGAAGCATCAGTAGATGGTCAACTTTATGATCCAGATCGATTTGGTCAACATTATCGTCCGTATGGTTTAAACGTGGACAATGGAAATGGCAGAAAACCTGCTCCGGCGGCAAGTACACCCGCTCCTGCTCCACAACCTGCTGTTGAAACAGTAGAAGAAACTGTAGTAGAAACACCTGCCGCAGATCCTGTTACAACAGACGGTGCAAAGCCGAGTGCTCAAGATATTTTAAAAATGATCCGCTCGCGCCAATCATAATCGATTGTTTGAGGGGGGGCAACCCCCCTTTTACTTTAAGGAGATAATATATATGGCTAGACCATTTGATGTAAGTAAATTTAGAAAAACAGTAACAAAATCTGTTCCTGGATTAAGTGTAGGATTTAGAGATCCTGATACATGGATCTCCACTGGAAATTTAGTTCTCGATAAACTAATTAGTAATGATTTTCACAAAGGTATACCTTTAGGAAAAGTTACAGTATTCGCTGGAGAAAGTGGTAGTGGTAAAAGTTTTGTTTGTGCAGGTAACATTGTAAAGAATGCTCAAGATCAAGGTGTTTTTGTTATTTTAATTGATTCAGAAAATGCACTAGATGAAGCATGGCTTCATGCATTGGGAGTTGATACATCACCCGATAAGTTATTAAAAATGAATTTAGCAATGATAGATGATGTTGCTAAAGTTTTAAGTGACTTTATAAAAGAATACAAAGATAACTATGCAGAATTAGAATACACCGATCGTCCTAAAGTTTTATTTGTTGTTGATTCTTTAGGTATGTTATTAACACCAACAGATGTTGCTCAATTTGATAAAGGCGATCTTAAAGGTGATATGGGACGTAAACCTAAAGCATTAACAGCATTAGTTCGTAATTGTGTTAATATGTTCGGTAGTCTTAACATAGGTCTTGTTTGTACTAATCATACGTATGCGAGTCAAGATATGTTTGATCCAGACGATAAGATTAGTGGTGGACAAGGATTTATATATGCATCTAGTATTGTTGTTGCAATGAAGAAACTTAAACTTAAAGAAGACAGTGAAGGTAATAAAATTAGTGATATAAGAGGTATACGTGCGGCGTGTAAAGTAGTAAAAAGTAGATATGCTAAACCGTTTGAAAGTGTTCAAATCAAAATACCATATGACTCAGGAATGGATCCTTATAGTGGATTAGTAGACTTATTTGAAAAAGTAGGTGTGTTTACTAAATCTGGAAACAAACTACAATATACTTCTACAAAAGTAAAAGGTGAAGTTATAAGCGAGTTCCGTAAAAAATGGACTCCTGAAAAATTAGAATTGGTAATAGAGGAATTGGGAGACAAGGATATTTTCCAAAATAGTTAAATACATGTTTTACTACCCGGAGAATATATATGTCAAGTTTGTATACTGATGAAGCAGAAGAACTAGTAAGTTTATGGATAAGTGTTAAACAATTTATTACTGCAAAAGAACGAGAAGACGCCGCCGAAAGTTTTTTAAAGGCGGCAGAAGAAATTTATAATGTAGAAGATATGGTAAATGAATTATCTGGAAGTGATTCAGATATTGATAAGATATTGTCAACTACTTATATGCCCGAAGAAGATGAAGAGGAAGAAGACGAAGAGTTTGAGTAAGCATGTCTAAATGGTATAGAGCAGTACAAAAGGATCTTGGCAATATTGTCAAGGCTATAGAGTATTTTGAAATAGAATTAAAGCAAGGAAGAATAGAAATAAGCCTTGCAGGCAATATAGAAAAAAATAGTAGAGATATACCCGGTATTGTAGAACACCGGTTTAGCCAACTACAAGAAATTGAAGCCATTCTAGAACACCTCAATATTGAATTAAGAAAATTACGTTCAATCAAATATAAGCAATTTTTAGAACATTATCAACGACAATTAACTTCTCGTGATGTCCAACAATATATTGATGGTGAGCAAGATGTTGTAGATCTACAGCATTTAGTCAATGAATTTGCCCTGATTAGAAACAAGTTTATTGGCTTCACTAAAGCAATAGATGCCAAGCAATTCCAGATTAATAACATAATTAAACTACGATCTGCAGGGTTAGAAGACTTAGGTCTTTGAAAACAAAGAGAAATAAAAGCAAGAAATCATGGTTGACAGATAGATAGTCTGACCTTATAATAGTAGTATAGAATAAGGCTATAAGGTATTTTTGGATATGAGACGCACATCTAGACTGGTTTACAAAACCAACCCTGAATTTTTAACCCTTGACGTTATTGCTACTGCTATAGCAGTTGACAATAAACAAGGTTTTGTTCGTAGTGGCCAGGGTTACACCAAAATACACGACAATGGTTCAGAAGAAATAATAAAGGACAATAAAACTGTTGTCCTTCATTCTTTGCTTAATAAAGAAGGGGAAGGTATAAAACCTACTACTTCTGACAAAGAAGCGGCAGTACATTTAGTTGATGATGTAACTGGTCGGCTTACTATGAAGAAGTTAGGTAGTAATTTAAATGAATTTGAAAATGCATTAATGGAAAACATCACTGCCGAATCGGTAGGTGTATATGGTGTTGCATTAATTGCTAGTATTCCAAACACTCAGAAGCATCAGACAAAGAGAGATACCGTTAAAGACAAACTTGATAACTTAATAAGTTCAAGTGAAGTTGTTGGTAAGATGAGTACTCGCAGTATGTTTACTTTAGACATAATTGATATTACTTTTGTTAAGAAAATGGGTATCTTTATGGTAACTGGCTTAGAAAATAAAAAGAATGTTGTTAAGTTTTGGTTTTCTAAAGACCCAGATATAACTGGAATACTTGAAGGTAAGACTGTTACCCTTACTGGTTTTGTGAAAAGTCAGGGTAAAAGTAAATATAGCAATTGTCAAGAAACAATTATAAATCGAGTTAAGGTGGTAGAAGTTTCCTAATAAATACTATATAATGACAAGGTCATGATGACCACTGGAGACAATATATGGTATTTTGGAGATGGTGGATTTATATAGGATTATTAGCGTTTAGTGGAGCATATTGTTTATATGAAGATCTCCATATATGGCTATGGGAAAGTGATGCAACTAAACTCAGTTTTATAATTCTAATTAGTTTCCTAATAGTATCGCTATACTGCGGTCATCTTTCTTATCAAAAGCATAAAAAGAGTAGTAAAATATTAAATCTTGAACCTGTTTGGTTCTTTAGCGAAGCCTGCATAACTGTTGGTATGATAGGAACAGTAGCAGGTTTTCTTTTAATGTTAGGTACAGCATTCCTAGATATTAATGTAGAAGAAACAGAAACATTACAGCGAGCAATAGGTCAGTTAGCAGTAGGAATGAGTACAGCACTGACTACTACACTATTAGGTCTTATTTGCAGTCTATTAATTAAGTT